CTAAATTAAATTTTTTAATAACCCTGCTTGGGGCACCCTTGGGGCAGTGGCCGCCAGTCTCTGATTCAGTATATCAACCTGTGACTGGTTGTTGTCGGCCATCCATGCACCATATACTGTATAGACCATCTGAGCATTTGCATGCCCCATTTGTGCGGCAATAAAATTGGGATTGGCGCCAGCGGCGAGTGACCAGCAGGCATAAGTGTGTCGGGACTGATACGCTTTCCTGTATCGTAAACCAGCTCGTCTCATCGCTGATTCCCATATCCTGTTTAGTGACGTTGCAGCATAATGCGTTCCGGACTTTCCTGAGCGTGTGGTAAGCTGAGGGTTGAATACGAAGGTACATGAATGTGCGCTTGTCCGGCCAAATTCGCGTAGCTTCACCTCAACTTTATGCTGTTTACCCAGCTTTGTGAATGATGCCTGATTTTTTAATGCATCAATCGCAGGTTGTATCAGATGTATCACCCTGTCGGTTCCTGCCTGGGTTTTCGGCAGGGTGAACTCTTTAGCCTGAGTGTAGTTTCTCCTGACAACCAAAGTCCCCGCTTTAATATCAATGTCCTCCCACGCCAGCGCGCACAATTCTCCATGTCGCAGACCGGTGTAAACTGCAAGTGACCAGATATTTTTGATTTGCTGGTGGTGGCAGGCGTCAATGAGTCGCGTAAACTCTTCCCTTGTAAGTGGATCTGGTTCAGTTTTTGCGCGTTTCAGCGTAGATATTTCACTGAACGGGTTTTGTGAAATATAACCGTTGCTCGCTGCAAACTGGAACATCCCACAGATAATCCCCATATAAGCGTTTACTGTTGCTATGCTACGTCCCTTCGGTGTTAATTCACGGTTTGGCCTCACTATCTGATAACCAGTCATCAGTTCCCGCCTGAAAACAAGCAGATCCTCTTGTGTTACAGCAGAAGCAAGAACCTCCCCCCCAAGCAAAGAAACACTCGTTTTCACGATCGACTCATAACGAATCATCGTGTTTCTCGATATTTCCATTTCCTTAAGCCCGAGCCATTTATCCGCCAGTTTAGCGATGGTAATATCTTTATTCACCACGCCGAACTGTTTCAGGTTTGGCGAGTCAGGAAACCGTTCCGCATAGTTAAAACTACCTGTCTTAATCAAAAAACAGACAGACGCCCGTAACTCACCTGCAATTTTGCGATTTTTAGGGGTGTCAGGCACCCCCAGATTTTCACGTACGCGCTTCCCTTTGTAGTGGAAGCAGATCCGGAGTTTACCTCCGTGGTTTTCAACGCCGGTTGGATAGGCCGGTTTAGCCATAATTCCTCCTGCGTCCAAGAGCTTCATCAGATTACATCCTCATCAGATTAAGTCAAAGATCGAAGTCCGGATCTGGCAGATTCTTGATCCAGCGATTTATTGTCGGAATGTGGTACAGACACTCGCTGGTGGGCTTGGGATGCCCGTCTGGTGCTACGTGTTTATACTCCCGCCCGAGCAACCATGATTCCTTGCGCGCCCGTAAAATGGTTCCAGGTTTCAGACCAGTAACCGCTATCAATAATTTATCGGTAACCCACTCATTGGGAACCAGTTGAATAATTGTCTGCATACCAGCTCCTCACACCACGTTCAGTCCACGGCAATAGCACCAGACTTCAAACATCCGCTTAACCACTTCCCGGCAGTAGAATCCGTAACTGTCACGCGTCAGGTCATAGCGGTTCCCATACCTCCGGAGTACCCATATCTCAAATTCTTTGTTCATCTCCACCTCCCGTAGCCTGAACCTATCCCGTTACGCCCTGGTGTATGTCCGACGTGATAGTTATTGCAGAATTGACAGCGGTAAACGCCCATCTGCCCCTGATGTCCGTAACGTTTACGAATAATCCAGAGTTCAATCTGTGCACCGTAAGCTGTTTTATGTCTTTTTTTACATCCGCACTGCTTGCGTCTGAGACGGCGTTTGCTGGTCATTACTTCACCTCCACGCCGATCCCGGTGATAACACAACTCCGCTCAATCGCTTCTTTCACCTGGCGTTTATAGGTTTCAGGATGAAATGTTTCGCTCTTTCCGGTACCGCTCCAGAACGCCTTTGAGCTGGTGTCTGGCAGGGTTATGGTCAACGGTTTACCTGAGGTGACAACGTTGCAATTTTGAAGCATGGCGGCATTGTAACCATCGGCGAAAATATCAGCCTCTTCATCGTTCAGTTCAGCGCCCAGCCTGAAGGCAATATCTTTCGCTATTGATGCTGTAATTTGTTGTTTGAGCACGTTCATCGTGTCGCCTCCCTCGATACTGTTTTGTGCGCACGCAGCATGTCGCGGGATTTACCGGACAAAACCGACTTCATGAAGAATATTCCACTACGGTTTGCAACTATTCCTGGTGTGCAGAGCAGTGTTGCGTCAACCACCCGGTTATGTTTACGGAACTCAAACATAGTGCTGGTGATAACGATGTTCGCTACGGCGCCATAGTCCTGATATTGGATTTTCATGAAATTGAATCTCCAGCAGTTTCTTTTGTGTAGTTTTCCCATCCACCATAGCTGTTAACCATTTCGCCCAGCCGCGAGAAGCAAGCATTCATCCATCGGATGCCCCTTGGGGTTAGTGTTGGTACAGTCCCCCAGTCGATGAAGTCCGAATTACTGCGGTGCATATATTTAATGAGGTCCAGAATGTTGATGTAATGGGCACGGCGTTTTTCCATATCCCATCCCTTATCTTCCAAATACGAATCGATAAAACCCTTAATGGCTGGTTGGTCTAGTGAAATATCCCCGTACTGATGGCGGTATACCGGCCGGCGGTGCATACTGACCAGATAGAACAGATACGCATCGCATACCCATTCCAGCGCCTGCTGGTGGGCCAGCTCAACAGAGCCAGCCGGAATCCAGATTTCATTATTTTTCACCGTCGTTATCCTTATCTCGCTGGTTCCAGTTCTGGATCGCGCTTTCCTTACTGTCTGGAAGTTGCGAAGCATTACAGCAACCGCAGTTCACGAACCAGGTACTTTCGCTATCCAGCTCATTGAGCGTTTCCACTAGGCTGACATACGGGTTACCACAGAATGGACAGGGGGTGAGCGTCCCGTCGCTGTTTACTTCTTCAGTAGCTAGCGGATGGGACTCCGGAACGACGGAAATTAGCACCAGATTGGTTACCTCGATGCGGTCGTCTACAATTGCTTCAGATGCGGAGCAGATAGCACCAGAGACATCAACGGATTTCGTTTTTACTGTAAGCGGATGGCGGCGGCCGCATGGGTAATCCCCCATAAATGTCACGATGTAGTCAACTTTCTGCATTATTTTTTCTCCCCGAAGAGTGATTTGAGTTCAATCCCATAAACAGCCAGCCATGCACCCGCAGGCCATGACTTCACGCTACCGTAGCGTTCGTCAGGAACGTTCTTGGCTTCAATGCCTTTATCGCGGCACCAGCGACGCAGTGGGGCGAATTTAAATTCACCTTTGCGACCTGTTGCCTTTTCTACTTTGGTAATGGTTGCGTGTTTTTCGCTTTCACCGAGTTGTTCTTCCAGATCCCGGCAGCGTCGTGTTGCGGCGCTGAGCTTTCCGAGAGCTGAGGCTTCGCGTTTGCGGCTGATCTGGGCTTTGGTTCTTTCGGCGTGATCTGCGCGTTCTTTTTCTGCCAGTCGGCCCTCTTCGGACTCTATTGCCATTTTGAGGATTTCGAGCTTGGAAAGCTCAGCAGGGGCAGGCAGATAAGTTGCCTCCCGGTAGCTGAAATAAAACTCAGTAAGATCGTTGAAGTAGTTCCACGCCTGATCGGTTTCCAGCATCTTTGCGTGGTTAGCCGCGCCACGTTCCGTCCACAAAATCAGAGAGCGGGCATTCTTTCCAACTAACCCGCTTAAAGAGGGTCTGTTCTTCAACCCCCGCAGCTCTTCACCCTCAACCTTGAAGTAGTGTTTACCTTCAACGAAGCGGGATTCGTTACGAGAAAAGTTATTACTGATCATCTTCTCGGTCGCACCATACCCGGCCGCCAGCTTCTCAGTTGTCACTACGCGCTGACCGCGATACTCGACGATCTGCAAGTCGCGAGCCGCTACTGGTGCTAATTCAGTTTTCATAGCCATTTCCACTTCCCTCAATACGGTTTCTGCTTCATCAGTTCGTCCCACCGGACTGCCCATTCATCGTATCTCTCATTCCATTTCTGAATTTCACGCTTACGGGCCAGAATCAGGCGCAGGCGGCGAATGGTGCGCTGGTGGGCGCGATGGTATGCGTCGGTGGTTTCGCCACGGCGCCATACCTGTTCGCCATGGTCCTGCTCAACCAGAAAATCAGGGTGGCGCTGCTTAAATCCGGACCGTGTGAAAGAGTGCGATGTCAGAAAGTGGGCCAGCCAGCGGATCGCAGTGTCCCGGCTAAAACAGCGCTTCATGCGCCCGTGCCGGATAGCAGCGTAAAGGTCGCCGACTGGCGTATGATGCTTCTGTAATGCCAGGTCAATTGCGCTGGCTGTGCGGTTATCCAACATTTGATATCTCCTCAAAACGGATTCCTGCTTCACGAGCTATTTCGATAAAAGAGTCCAGAGAACAAACGTGTTCATCATCCAGAAGTTGCCGATCGCATATAACACGCCCGTTTTCGATATAAAGAACCACGCGCCCAGTGAAGTTCGGCAAAACGTGCAGATCGATATTCAGAACTGGTGGTGGGATCTGCATGCCGCAATATGTCATCGTTTGCTGTGAGTTCATCAGTTAATTCCTCCGCTGAAATATTTCTCTTTTGCCCAGGTAATGACTTCACCGAGTAACTCATCAACAATAAGTTTTCCTGTCTCGGTCAGGTATTCCGTATGCCCGTTAATATCAAGGCTGTTCATATACGTACTGCGAATAAAAGAAGTGGATTCTGAAATTCCGTATTCACTGCATGCCTGTCTTTCAAAACGCATTAACAGTTTCAGCATTGATTTTTCGTCAAAGTCTATCTTATGAATATCACCATCGGGCATATTAACGATGACACAGTTGCTACCTGTCTTATGCTTCATCCTCTCCAGTGCAGCAATTGCAATGCGACGACGGTAAATTTCAATTGTGTTGTTTTTCACGGCGCTTCTCCTCTTCATCTATCCAGAAAGAAATATCTGATGAGATATTGAGAGCAAGACCCAGGAGTCTCTCAGTCTGGAGATGGTTCATTTTTTTAAAGCTGATGTACATTAGATCCAGTAGTTCATTAAGACTTCTGGCAGAGATCGCCGCGTCTTCAATATTGTCATTTTCTTCCGGGTTCCACATAGTTACCTTCCGTATGCTTTGCGTAAAAACAGTTCTGCGATAATGCTGTAGCCGGAGGCATGAAAGAGTTGGGCTGTTTTAAACGCAGCTTTGTCTTTAATGAAAGTCATGATTAACTCTCTCGTAAATTCAGGTTATAGATATCCCTGCCGTTTAAGGCACCGATAATTTATTTAGTCCGGTTTTATTATTTAATTAAACTATCCAGTTTTGTATCTGCTTCTTTAATCGATTCTTCTACACCCTCGATCAGAGTGATGATGGCTGATATTAATGTCGCTTCATAATCATCTCTTGAGCTTTCAAGCCACGCAGCAAGCACAGCTTCAGCCTGTTTTACCCTGTTTCTGGCTGAGATTAAAGATATAGTCATTTATCCTTCCCCCTGTCTGCCTGCTCTTCAATAAGCCATGCATGCACTTCACCAGATAAGCGACGGATTAAAGTGATTACAGATGATAATTCCGTTTCGCTCAACGTGTCCGGGTAGCTTTCGAACATTCGTAACAGACTTTCGACCTGGCATGCTTTTTCGGGTGCTTGTTCTAAAGAAATATCAGCCATGATTGCTACAGAGCAAGACGTCATTAAATGCCCGCACTCAATAATGGCGCTGATACTTTTAAGTGCGTCTAACGGGACAAGGGAAAGTCCTTTGAAGGTTTTCATTCCACTATCTCCGGATTATTACCAGTCAGCAGCCATAGAGGATCGCATTTCAGGGCGTTGGCTAGCGGGATAATCATGCTTGCTGGTGGTTCGGTAATGTCGCATTCCCAGTCGGAAATATGGTCGCTGTAGGTATTCAACTTGCGGGCGAGATCGGCTTCGGTGAGTCCGAAGTTCTCGCGGGCGAGCTGGATGCGGGAGCTTAGACGGGTAGAGCCATCGTCAGAAGTGTGCAATTCCGCATCAGTTTTTACACAAGCCTCATTGAGATATTGGAGTGCTATATCAATCAATTCATCAGCAAGTTGGCTGTACTGACAACTGGTGCTGAGTGTCCCAGCAGTAGAGATTATATTTAGCGAGTTTCTTACTACATCCTGTGGCATAAGGGACAACCCATTAAAGTCTTTCATTTCATCCTCGCTTCTATCTATAAGTTGTAATTGACTGCTGATACAAACTCTACAATTAAATATTGTTTATTACAATAATATAGGCGAAAAAAAACCGACAATTTCATGTCGGTTTGTTTATGTTAATGATATTATTGATTTTTATTTTTTATTCTCATGAGAGTGTCTTAGAAATTTCTCAATAAAGTCATTAATCTCTTTTAGTCTATGGCTAAAAACTCTCAGCATGTTTTTTCTCTCCTCTCCGGGAAGATCTCTATAAATATTAATAAGTTGTTCTTCATCTGGGGACAGGAGCACAGGTTTTGCACTGCTATGGAGCTCGTCTACGTGACTGAATGATGTATTGATATAGAGACCCCGATCTTCCCTCTCTTCATAGGGAGTGAAAAACCAGTGAGCAGGCATGTTGGTTGCGCTCGACAATTTTTCCAAGGCGCTTTTGCGCGGTTCACCTAAGCCGTTACACCACCTTTGCACTGCCTGCGGAGTTACACCCATGCGCCTAGCTAGCTCGGATTGGCTATACCCGAGCTTGTTAAGCACTTCCTTTAAGCGTCTCTGAAAGACTGATTCAACTGAATTGTTCATGGTTCTGATTGTACCTCAGCTATTGAAAATTTAAATACAATATATTATTGTAATTTGAAAGCAAGTTACAATTTAGGATTGATATGAATACTGAGATTAAAGATAGGATCTTAAAACTCTCTAGCCAAAGCTCATTGGCTAAACGTATGGGGTGCAAGCAGCAGACGGTTAGTCTCTGGCTGAATAATGATGTACCAGCCAGTAAGGTGCTCGCTTTGTGCTCTTCCCTCAATTGGCGCATCACTCCACATGAGGTGCGCCCAGATCTGTACCCAAATCCCGCTGACGGACTTCCTGCGAAACCTAAAGCAACAACAGAGGTGTGACATGTCACAGCGATATTCTGACCTTGAGGCGCTAAGGATGATGCTGGTTGATCTTGAGCGTAAGTTTCCTGGGTCTGTAGTTATCGATCCAGCTACTGGGGGTGTAAGTCTAATTGGGTGGTCATTGGAACAATTTAACAATTCCAAAGACGATAAGTGCGCCACCGATAACATCGAAGGCAATTCCAGCCAAGCTGACTTTTCTGGGGTAACCGGACAGCTTCCCGGATGGTCGGCCAAAAACTCCGGGGATCAATACCTCCTGGTAGGGGTGGTTAATCCATTCGCCGACTCCCCACAAAGCGCAACCAAGGGAAATGAGTCCAGTACCTGCTGTCGGGTATGCAGTGAGGATCCCGGTTCCATTCACCAAGAAGACAAAGAATCCGCCAGCAATAAGCACTTTGTACCAGTAGTTAAGAGCAAGCTTGGCGATCGGGTTTTCCATGTTCTTTCTCGGCTGATGTTTTGGAAGGAGTAACAGTATGAATCCGATGATTTTTATCCGCAATAGTGCACCTATTTTATTGATGACTGGTTCGCTCAAATCAAAGGCGTTGGCAGGTGCAGCATGAGTAGCAAAATTTTGGGCAACGTCTGGGACGCATGCGCTGCGCATGACGTTAAGGGCGCCAAGTTGGTGATTATGGCGCGCCTGGCTGATTATTCAAACGATGATGGGGTCTGCTACCCCAGCGTTGAAACTATTTGCCGACAGTTGGGGTTGGGCGAAAGCACGGTAAGAACGGCTATTGCTGAACTGGAGTCCGCTGGCTGGCTGCGTCGTGAATCCCGCCGTAAAGGTAATCGCAACACTTCCAATCTTTATCACCTGAATGCCGATCGTCTAGAGGCTCTGGCCCGCGCTGAGAAGGACAAGGTAGCTGCTCTGAAACAGCAGCGCAGGGCTAACGGTTTTCACCCGTCAGATTCTGAACCTTCAAAATCTGAACCGTCAGATTCTGGGCGTTCAAGCGGTTTTCACCCGTCAGATTCTGACAAAAAAAGCGTTTTCACCCGTCAGAATCTGACCCCAGATCCACAAGTTTTAAAACCTGATCCACAAGTAAAAGATCATGAACCACAAGAAGTGCGCGCAAAGCGCCAGAAAAAATCTTCGTTCGACCCTGCAGGGCTAAAACCTGAAAACGTCAGCGCTGAAATCTGGCTGGACTGGATTAAATTTCGCCGGGAGAAGCGTCAACCGCTGACGGAAACAACCTGCGCATACCAGGCTAAGCAACTTGCAGGCCATCAGAATGCCGATGAAGTGATTCGACGCTCAATTGCTGGAGGCTGGCAGGGGTTGTTCCCGGAGCGTGTGCCCAACAAGCCCGCAATATCACTAGCTGAAAACGAAGCGCTGACCGCAAGTCAACCGCCTGCTGTGTCATGGTGCACACCATCTGGAGACGGAACAGCGGAGGTATTTATCAACCAGGCCGCTATCGAGCGCATGAAGCGCGGCGGGTATCGCCAATGAAACCATTCTTCAAGAGCGTGCTGATGGCATATAACCACGGCGTTCTGCGCGAGGGATTCGTGACGTGGTGTTTTATCAAATTCGATTTACGGAGTATCTAATGGGCCCGGCTGAACTATCCGAAAAACTGTGGGACAACGCTGAGAGGGTAGCGAAATATCTGCTGCCTCGCGGGCATCTTGAAGGAAAAGAGTGGTGCGTGGGTAACGCCAATGGCGATTCTGGCAAGAGCCTGAAAATTAACCTGAGCGGGAAAAAGGCGTGGTCAGATTTTGCCAGCGGTGACAGCGGCGATTTACTCGATTTGTGGGTGCTGGTACGCAACTGCCAACTGCATGACGCCATGCGGGAGGCTAAAGAATTCCTGGGCCTGAAAGACGACGATCACCACTTCGAGGCCAAGAAAAAAACATTCTCCCGTCCGAGGAAGAAGGGCGTAAAAAAAGCGAACCATTGCTACGACTATCTGGCCTCCCGCGGGATCACTCGCGAGACTGCTGACCAGTTCCGCGTTTCTGACGCGGTGGTCTGGTACCACGATGAAAACCGCGAAGTGGCGGCGGTGGCGTTCCCGTACATCCGCAACGGCGAACTGCTGCAGGTGAAGCGGATCGGTACCGAGCGTCCTGGCGGGAAAAAGCTCATTATGGCTGAGGCTGACTGTGAGCTGAGTCTGTTTGGCTGGCAGGCTATGGACGCCAAAGCCCGCGCTGTAGTGTTGTGCGAAGGGGAAATCGACTGTATGACCTACTCGCAGCTGGGCATCAGTGCGCTGTCGGTGCCGTTCGGCGGCGGGAAGGGGGCCAAACAGCAGTGGATCGAGTACGAGTATCACAACCTGGATCGCTTCGATGAAATCTGGCTCAGCCTGGACAATGACGAAGTTGGACGCGAAGCCGCGAAAGAAATCGCCAGGCGCCTGGGTGAGCATCGTTGTCGTTTGGTGGAGCTGCCGCACAAAGATATCAACGAATGTCTGATGGCCGGGATGAGCGAGGATGACGTCTGGCAATGCCTGGGTACGGCGAAATTCTTCGACCCTGACGAACTGTGTTCAGCAGGTGATCTCCTCCAGGAAACCATTGATGCTTTTGAGCATCGCGATGTTGGCCTGTTCACCAGCCCATGGGCGTCATTAAACAACAATTTCAAATTTCGCGCCGGCGAGTTGACGCTGGTTAACGGGGTGAATGGGCATGGCAAAACCGAGCTGGTGGGCCATATAGCCGTCGCCGCCATGAACCAGGAAGTACGCACGTGCATCGCCTCTCTGGAACTGAAACCCGGAAAAATGCTGGCCCGCCTGACGCGCCAGACCATTTGCACCGCATCGCCGAGACGCGAAGAGATCATCATGACAAACGAATGGTTTTCCGATCGCCTGTGGGTGTTCAAGCTCACCGGCACCGCGAAGGCCGGGCGCCTGCTGGAAATCTTCGCCTATGCCCGCCGTCGTTATGGAATTGACCTGTTCGTGATCGACAACCTGGCGAAATGTGGTCTCGACGAGGAGGACTATGGCGGACAGAAAGAGTTTATCGATACCCTGTGCGACTTCAAAAATGAACATAACTGTCACGTCTTGTTGGTAACGCACGCCCGCAAAACAAACGAAGCCGCGCCGACGGGGAAAATGGATGTTAAGGGGACCGGCGCATTAACCGATATGCCCGATAACGTAATGGCAATCTGGCGAAATATTCCCCGCGAACTGGCACAGCGCAAGGCCGAGCGCATGGGATATGAGAGTCTGGATAAGGATGAACAGACCGCTATCCAGATGCCAGCGTCAATGATCCGCCTGCTGAAGCAGCGAGAGGGGGAGGGTTGGATCGGTGATATTGGGGCAACCTTTGACGCCAGGTCACATCAATTTCTCGAAGGCAAGAGCGGACCTATGAATTATCTGGTCAATAAACCTCAGAGCGAAGTCGATCTGGAGTGGGAAGCAAGCAACGTTACGAGGTGCTGAGTATGAAAAACGAAGTTTTAAAAGAAGCGATTGAAAACTATCAGTGCCTGAAAGCGCAAGTTCGCCAACAGGAATCTGAATGCCATGATCCGTTATCGTTTGGAGGTGTGGATGTGGACCTGTTTGAAGCATTTATGTTTGCAAAAAGCCAGCTTCAGGAACTGATTAGCCCCGATGAATATTTGGAGTTAAAGCGGAAAGTATCTCACCTCAACAACGAGGTTGGTGCGCTGATACTTGAAAATATCGTTCTTAAAAATGAGGTAACCAGGCTAGGCGGCGATCCTGATTTTTTGGGTAATGTGGACGTTGAGGGGAAAGCATGAAACTGGAATCCTCCCTCAAACACTTTAGCCCTCAGGGAATGCACATCAGCGACGACGTGAAAGGAACCTCTCCGGATCGTATCACCGGCACCGATATAATGGTCGCTATCGGCACCACCAGCAGCCGCGCCCGGTTCGGTCTGGCCGCATTTTTCGGTAAGGCCGGGATCAGCAAAACGGATGAGCAACAGGCTGTGCAGGCGCTGGCGCGTCACGCGATGGATACTGCACCGAAGAACGTGCGCAAAGCTGCTGGTGGTGAATTTGGCTGGTGTATGCTGGTACTGGCGCAGTTTGCCTTTGCTGAGTATTCCCGTTCGGCAGCTACCAGCGTGACATGTCACACCTGCAAAGGCAGCGGGCGAATTACCCGAACGCAGACAACCCGCAAAGTTTCTTACCCGTGGGGGAAAGCACCATACTGGGCCAGCCGCTCCCGCGCTGTCCGTCCGTCTGACTGGGAGAAATGGACGGAGGTAACGGAGATTGTGCCTGCTGTCTGTGAAGCTTGCGACGGTAAGGGAACGATAAGCGCCCGGTGCCGTTGCGGTGGAAAAGGTGAAGTGCTCGACCGCATTGCTACAAAAGAACGCGGGTATCCCGTCTTCAAAACGTGTGAACGTTGCTCTGGTAATGGCTTCTCTGCTATCTCCTCGGCGACGGTACACCGCGCCATTCTGAAGCGTCTCCCTGACCTCCATCAGTCATCCTGGTCTCGCAACTGGAAACCATTCTATGAAATGTTGGTGGATGTGTTGTACAAAGGAGAGCGTCAGGCCGCATCAGAATTTGAGAAGGCAACAGCTTATTGATGTAATCGGAACAAATGACGACACTTTTTTGCACGATAAGGTTGACTTTGCATAAACTTGTCCTGTATGCTTTTAATTATGCAGAGTTACGCCTGTTGATTATTAATTCTAAATCACCCGCCACCGTGCGCTGAGGGATCCCCACAAACTCAGCGCTAATAAACCAGAACCATACTTCGGTAAGTTCTGGCGAAGTGGTTAAGAACGGTGCTCAGTACCGTTCTTCTTAAAATTAGCGGAGAATGTCTCAGGATATTCTCCGCTAATGTCAGATATGAAATGACTCTTCTCGACTTCAGACTGTTCGCCTGATATCTCAGATGTAACCCTTTATTTTCAGCATGATAGCCAATAAGCCACAGGACTATTGTGCTCAGCGTCGCCAACAGACTCAGAACCAGCATTCTTCCCGCTGAACGACTGTAACTGGCACGCAGACCGAACCCGAAGCGCTCGCTTTTTTCATCCCGGAAGTTCTGCTCAATTTGCATGCGATGGCTGTACAACTTCATGATTTCACGGGGTTTAAAGTCATTCGTACTGCTAAAAATTAGCCACGGTTCTTTTGCCGAAGAGCGTCCGTCCCGTATCTGGGATTTACGCTCTATGCGGCACCGGGAGCGGCGATTTTTCCGGCCTTTCGGCTCTTTTTTATGCAGATAAAAATGACCATCACATCGGGCATATTCCGAACGGGCAAGTGTACCCGGTCCCAGATATTCTGGCTTGCTGCTGGCCTGTAAGTCCTGACGCCTGAACCAGTATTCGCCTTTGCTGTCCAGTCGCATCTGGATATTGCCCCTGATGCGTCCGATAAAATCCCATCCGGGTGATTTTATATGCCGGAACCATGCGTTCTGGAAGCCCGCATCGGTAACTATTATGACTCTGGCCTTCGGGTTTACAGCCCCGGCAAGGGCATCCGGAAAGGCTTTTTGTATCTGTGAGTTCTGCTGTTTTTCTGACGGGACTATCCAGCTTAATAAGGGAAGCGAACGTCCGTCGCAGAGCAGGCTGGCGCGGAGGACATGGTATTCCTGAGACGGATAGCCACTCCAGTCAACAGCAATAACACACAGCGATAATTTTTGCGTCAGCATATTAATAATGCCTTTGAAAATCAGAGGAATATCACAATGAAGTGATTCATTACCCAGCAGGCGATCAACACGTTTGATTTTATTTTTAACCTGGGCAGCGCCGGGTAAATAACGGCCGATACTGGTCAGCGTCAGTGATGCGCCGTTGATTAAGGCGAGGGTGGCATCCAGTAAGGCATTTTGTCGGTATTTGTGAAACGGAGCTAAGGCATCGCGGAAGAAACTCTGACATGCTTGATAAGCAGGCAT